TATGAATCTTATTGGGTTGGCAAAACATTCTTTGGGTTTTGAAAAAGCTGTAAAAATTGGCAACAATTATAAAATAATAAAGGACCCATTGCAAAGAATATTTCATTTTTATGATGAAGACGCTAGTTATTCTAGAGTTAGATATAAAAGACCTGAGATAAGTTATGTATTTAAAAATTTTACAAAATTTAAAGATCACTATCAGATGATAGATTTTGATGATATGTTAGAAAAAGCTTTAGCAAAAAATATAGAGTTTAAACCATACAAACTTGTACTAGTAGATGAAGCACAAGACTTATCTAAATTAGAATGGCAAGTAATATCAAAGATAGCTAGAAATACTGAAGAGTTGGTTCTTGTAGGAGATGATGATCAATCTATTTATGGATGGAAAGGATCTGATGCTAGAATATTTCAAAAGTGGCCATGCAAAAAAGAATGTGTACGATCTTTACCTAAAACATATAGACTACCTCCTGCCATATATAAAGTTGTAATGAAAATACAGGGGGAGATACAACACAGATTAGGTACAAAATTTGAATGTGATCCAACAAAAGAAGGTAGTTTTGGTTTTATTGATTCACTAAGAGTTTTAGCAAACAGTATTAATTCAAAATCAGATGTAATAATGTGCGCTAGAACAAACGCGATTGCACATAAATTTAAACCATTTTGTATAGATCATGGTCTTATATTTAAAGAAAAAAACTATGCTCACGATAGAAGCACTTCTTTTAGAACTATTTTTGATCATGAAGATAGAAAACAATTAATACAAGCTTGGGATACTTTAAAATCAGGTGGAGTTATACAGGGTAAACAATATTTAAAAATGGTTAAAAAATTATCACCTGGTTTAATAGAGTATGGAAAAAAAGGAGCTTTAGAACATGCTGATACACAACCACCAGAATTACAAGATCCAGATTTATATTTAAGTTTTGAAGATATAAGAAATAAATATTATTTTAAAGGTGATACCAAATTAGAATGGTTTGAAGTTTTAAGATTTGAAACAAACAGTGAATTATTTAGAGACAATGATCATTTAAATGCTTATCTAAGACATTGTTGGGAGAGAGATAATAATTTAGAGAGTAATATAAAAATTGCACCTATTCATTCCGTAAAAGGTATGGAGGCTGACATAGTAATTGTAGATTCTAATTGGGGACCAAACTCTTTAAAATCTTACAATAGTGGTAGTCGAAAACAAGAAGACGAGGAAACCAGAGTATCATATGTTGCAACATCAAGACCAAGAAAACATTTGATAATATATCAACATAACTTAAAAACTAAAACTAGATTTCCTTTACTAACACGTGAGTTTTTACAAGGATAAAAATTATGTCGGAGGATGAATTTTATAGATTTATAAAAAGAATGGAAAGGGAGGTTTATGGAGAAGAAGATGAAAGATGACATATATAAAAAACAAGTAGGAGGGAGTCACTACAAGTCGATGGTTATTCAACCCTCAGAATTTATTAACAGAAATAATATTCCATTTGCAGAAGGCAACGCAATAAAATATTTATGTCGTCATAAACAAAAAAATCAAAAAGAAGATTTATTAAAAGCTAAACATTACATTGACATGGCTATCGATAGAGACTATCCTGAGCCAGTGAAAGCAGAAATAAAAAATAAATCAAACTCATGGGGGATAACTAAATGACACAAAAACCAATTTTTGCGATACAAACAGAATGGTTTCTACCAGATGAATTTCCTGATTTATCGAAGTACGACGAAATTTCAATTGACTTAGAAACAAAAGACCCAGATTTAAAAACAAAAGGATCAGCCTCAACAAGAGGTGTAGGAGACGTTGTTGGTATAGCTATTGCTGTAAAAAATTGGTCAGCTTATTATCCAATAGCACATGAGTCAGGTCCTAATATGGAAAGAAAAAAAGTTCTTGGTTGGTTTCAAGATGTTTTAAAAACAAAAGCAGACAAAATATTTCACAATGCTATTTATGATATGTGTTGGATTCATAGACTAGGGCTCACGGTCCACGGAACAGTTGTGGATACTATGGTTATAGCATCCTTAGTTGATGAAAATAGATTTAGATATGATCTTAATTCAGTTGCAAATGATTACACAGGTATGGGTAAAAATGAAAATGCATTGAAAGAAGCTGCAAAAGAATGGGGTGTAGATCCTAAAGCTGAAATGTATAAATTACCTGCAATGTATGTAGGTGAATATGCTGAAAGAGACGCTGAAATAACTTTAGCTCTTTGGCAAGAATTTAAAAAAGAAATAAATGCACAAGACTTACATGCGATTGTAGAATTAGAGCAACAAGTATTTCCATGTTTATTAGATATGAAATTAAAAGGAGTAAGAATAGACGAAGATCAGCTTACAAAAGTAGAACAAACTTTACAAAAAAATTATGATCGATATATGAAAAGAATTAAAGAAGATTCGGGTTTATATCCAGAAATATGGGCTGCGGCTAGTATTGAAAAAGTTTGTAATGCAAGAAACATTACAGATTTTGATAGAACAGAAAAAACTGGCAAACCATCTTTTACAAAAAATTATTTAAAGAATCACAAAGACCCTGTGTTGAGAACAATCAACAGTGCAAGAGAAGCTGATAAATTAAAAAATACTTTTTTAGATTCTATTAAAAATTTTGTATATAATGGAAGAATTCATGCAGATATTCATCAATTAAAAGGTGACTTTGGAGGGACAGTGACCGGTAGACTTTCTTATTCTAATCCAAACTTACAACAAATTCCAAATTATACAGATATTGGTATGGGAGTTAGGTCTATATTTGTACCTGAGAAGGGCCATAGATGGGGTTGTTTTGACTATTCTCAGCAAGAACCTAGGTTGGTAGTGCATTTTGCTTTAAGCACTCCTGGAGTCCTTGGAGTAGCTAGTATTGAAGATAAATATAAAAAAGGTAGCGCAGACTTTCATCAAATTGTGGCAGATATTGCTAATATTGGAAGGTCAGAAGCTAAGACTATTAATCTTGGTTTATTCTATGGAATGGGTAAGGCTAAATTAACAGCTCAGTTAGGTTATGGAGAAGACCATGCAGGTAAAGTTTTAAAACAATATCATCAAAGAGTGCCTTTTGTAAAACAATTGATACAACAAGTTATGAGTAGAGCACAAGATTCAGGGAAGATAAGAACTCTTCTTGGACGTAGATGTAGATTTAATTTATGGGAGCCAAACCAATTTGGTGTACATAAACCTTTAAAACATGAAGATGCACTTGGAGAATATGGACCAGGAATTAGAAGAGCATTTACTTACAAAGCTTTAAATAAATTAATTCAAGGAAGTGCGGCAGATATGACAAAGAAAACTATGGTTGATTTAAGATCTGAAGGCATTACACCGATGATACAGCTACATGATGAGTTAGATATTTCTGTAGAGTCTGAATCGCAAGCTAAAAAAATTAAAGAGATTATGGAAAATTGTGTTGAATTACAAGTACCTAATAAGGTAGATTACGAAGTAGGAGATAATTGGGGTGACATATCAGATAAAATTGATGATATGTTTTAAACAAATGAGGTTAAAATATGTCTTACTTAAATGCAAATATTCCTGTACAATACGCGCAAATAAAAAAGGAGTATTTATATGACCTTAAAAAACATCATGGCGAAGTTGAAGACTGTATTATCTTCGGTATTGCCTCAATCACAGGAAGGCCAATCCTTTTCCATGCCATCATGGAAAACGGTGCTGTCTTTTATCGTCTCCCCATATCGGCTTTTATTCAACGTGGTTTTCAACCGGAAGCTGTTCCAACCAGGAGACTTGATGAATTGGAATTGTGGAATTGTTTTTCTTATTACCCTAGTGTTACTAGTTTTGATATTCTAGACGGACAAGCTGGTAAATACATAGGAAAAGATAAGAAGTGGCATCACGGGTCCTACTTATTCACAGTTGACTTTGCACATCCAGAGAGTAATATAATCGACACTGATCATTCAGAGATCCCGCACGAACATAAGTGCGCACACATACTTGCGTTAGATGACGGCAATTATGCGGCTCAGCCAAACAATAGAATAATATGGGACATACCTTCATTTACTGTGAAGGATGAAATCCCTGATTGGAAGGTACAAACTTCCGAATGGAATGTAGAAGATACAGGTAAGTGGAAAACAGAGGACACTGACAATTTTTTCTACGAAATTGAGGAGAAAAAATAGA